ATTAGCCTTAATGTGGCATGCTCGACCCCTCCCGCGTGTCTTTCGAACCTCTCCTCGTTGTTTCGCACCTTGTTCGGAGGCTTCTTGCATCATTGTAACTGTAGTTGTAACTGTGACCCTTGCGGAATGTGAGATGTAAACTCTATTTCCATTTGACCTATGTTTCTTTTATAATCCATTAATATTTTATCACTCTTCATAGTATTACATGACCTACACAATAAAGTAACATTATCATAAGTATGTGAACCACCCTTTGATTTAGGTATAATATGGTCTAGTGTTGCTGCATTAGATTGATTATAATTATCCTTATTAGGATGAACACACTTAACACCACATGATGAGCATATATATTGATGCTTTCTATATACTATCGTTCTACTTATAGGCTCATATTTATTACCATACTTTTTAGCCCATTGTTTATCTTCCTTAATTCTTTTATGTTTACTTCTATGTTTACGGCTTTTAATTTTATGATATTTTTTTATATGTATTTTTCTTTCATTATTGCATTCAATAGAACAATACTTATTCAACTGAAATACTTTACCATGATTATTAATTTTAATATCTAATCCATACTCTTTATTACAATGTTTACATACAGATATAAAATCGTGATTCTTTATTATATGTAGTAAAATAACACATTCACTACAATAATCATTATTATAAACTCTTTTAATATTGCATTTAATACAGTAAATATGTGATGACTTAACATAAGCATTTCTAATAATCCAATCCCTACCCTTTTCTGTTTGTTTATATCTATCGCGTATTTCTTTTAATAAAACAGGATTCTCCAATCTTTTTTTAGCTTGATAAATCCTATCTATCTCACGCTTTTTTTCCTTTGCATTTTCACTTAAAGGATTAACTTTCCTGCGTTCATTAGTACGTTCATTGGTACATTTACGACAATGCACCTTATCAGTATTACCACGTTGAGTATAAGCGCAATTATGTTTCTCGCAAAACTTTAAAACAATATTACTTTGACACATAACATTATTTTTTATTAATTAATTCCCCGTCGTTTCCATCCTTTCTCGCCCTTTCTCGTGCCCTCTCGGCTATGACCTTGCTCAACCATGCTATGACCTCAACCTTGTTGCGAGGTGCCATCTTACCGTCGCTATCCATGTAGATTGAGACAGGTGGGATTCCCTTTCCCTCCTCTATACTCTTATAATCATGGCACTCTTTGCATAACGCCAACAAGTTGCTAAGGTTGTACATACTACCTCCTCTTGTAATGGGTATCATGTGGTCAACACATCCCTTATAATCACCTGGAGTTATATCTGTCATTATACCACGCAATAAACAGCATTCACATAAAGGATTAGCACGCCTATATGAGCGTGACATCTTAGCCCATGCACTATTGTAGTTGCCTTGCTCGCCTGTTGGTTTACGTTGTAACTTGGCCTTATGTATATGCGAGGGTGTTGACTTCCTTATGAATGGCATTCTTCCTTTAATTTGTTTTCAATGAGATAGGTAATAACCTTCTCCATTGTTAAAAGTACGCCTTTCTCTTTATATATCCTCATTCTCATTTCTAATAGTGCGCAATGAACATCTTCAGTCATCATTACATTTTTCTTCCTTACTGTCATGTTTAAATATTTTTTCACAAATATACATTTTAATTTATTAAAAAGTATTTTGTTAAATAATTTTACCTACTTTTGTATTATTGTTAAACGTACATTAAAACACATTCACTTGATACAAAGAACAACTTTAGCAGAAATAACATTCTGGATATTACTCATAGCTATGGTACTTGATTATAAAGTACATTGGAGTGATTTATTATTTCCTGCAGGAATAGTAATGTTAAATTTTTTATTCAATAACGAAAATAAACTAAACAACAATGATTAAGCTAATAGTAAGCGGTAGAGTAGGCAATGATGCCGAAGTTAAGAGCGTTGGTGATAATACCGTATGTTCTTTTAGTGTAGCACATACGGAAAAGGTATATAGCCCAACACCTTCGGAAAAGACGATTTGGGTGACGTGTTCCATTTGGGGTGAGAGAGGTGTTAAGTTAGCGCCTTATATTTTAAAGGGCACCTTTGTAGTCATGGAAGGATCGGGAGGCATTAACGCGTATATCAATAAGAACACTGGAGCAGCCGAAGCGGTTATTCGTTGCATGGTCAATTCTTTAGAGTTCGGTGGAAAGCCTAATGCAAGTAATGAGAGCGCTCCTGCTACACTTACTGGTTATACTAATCCTTTAAATAACCCAGTCGTACAGGATTTAAGGAATCAATTAAATCTTGAAGAAGAACTACCTTTTTAATATGAATGCTGAAAGAAAGAAAGAATACAGAAAGTTAATGCCTGCTTATCAAATAGCTAAAGGCTTAGAATATCAGAGAAAGAGATACGCTGCTTTAACGCCTGAAAAGAAAGCTGAAAAGATTGAAAAAGTTAAGAGACGTTATCAAGAAAATAAAGAGAGGTTAAGAGAGTACTCCAATGTTAGATATCATAGAATCAAAGCCGAAAAGAACTTTTCTAGTTGAGTGTTTTAGTTTATAGTGTTCTGTAGTAAGGAGTAAAATCCTTACTATTTTTTAAAAAAACAAATGAATAATTTTATAAGCAAGGTAACAAACGAGGATTGCATGGAAGGCATGGCGCGGTATCCAGACAAATACTTTGATTTGGCTATTGTTGACCCTCCTTATGGGATTGGTGAGGCAAATGATAAAAGAATGAAAAGCAGGCATCACACTCAAAAAAAATACAAAGGCGGTGATTGGGATTTACAACCACCGAATAAAGAGTATTTTATTGAATTGCAAAGGGTATCAAAAAACCAAATAATTTGGGGAGCAAATCATTTTATCGAAAATATACCAAACGCAAATACACCTTGTTGGCTATTTTGGGATAAAGATGGATATGGAGATTTTTCCGATGGAGAGCTTGCTTGTTGTTCTTTTAAAACGGCTGTAAGAAAATTTAAATGGACTTGGAATGGATTCAGAAAACAAAGCCCTGAAAACAGGATTCACCCTACTCAAAAACCCGTTGCCCTTTACAAATGGCTTTTGCAAAATTACGCAAACGAAGGCGATAAAATACTTGATACTCATTTAGGTTCTGGAAGCAGTCGAATAGCAGCCTATGAAATGGGATTTGATTTTACGGCTTTTGAATTGGATAAGGAATATTTTGAGGCACAAGAAAAAAGGTACAACAATCATATTTCACAACTAAAACTAAATTTATGAACGATTACAAAAATTATTTTATTGAGCATGAAAAATTAAGAAATAAAATCATAAGTATATGTATGCTATTTCACCAGCATGACCCAGAGTTATATCCGGATATTTGTATTGAGGATATTATTTTTAATTTTAATAATAAAAACATATTGACCGTGTATAATATTAATACTATTCAAGAAGATATTTACTGTTACATTGACATTGAATGGCTTAACGAAGATGATGAAACAATTATTAAAGATATATTAGAGCAAAAAAAGAAGCGCGAAGATTACTATATTTCAAGAAGAAAAAAGAATTAATCTAATGGAAGAAAATAAAAGAGTAGTTTTTTCTACAGATACTAAAGTCTGGATTAATCGGATAATAGAAATATTAGAACTCCACAAAAAATGCTATCCAGAAAAGTATGGTAACATTGATACGAATAAAACTAAGTCGTATGTGAGTAAAGATAAAATCATTGTAGCTTATCAGGAAGATAATTTTGATAATCCTATATGCGAATTTCCCACCGATTGGTTACAGCATCTTAATGACGATATCATTTTAAACATTGTAAAATCAAAAAAATAATGAACGACTTACGAAACCATACTTTTATTAACGATAATTCTACCAAACCACCTTTAGGATTAATACCTAAAATACTTCACGACGATCTTGTTAAAGTTGAAAGGTTTAATGAAGTTTGCGGAGCGATTGCTAGATATTACGATGCTCGATTAAAGATTAAAATTGAGTGGATTGAGGAATACAATGAACTAGTTGATTATATGAATAAAAGCAAAAAAGAATCATGAACGACTTTATAAAAACCTCTTTAGACAAAGCACTCATTTACACAACGCCTGAAAAGTTGTTGGTTTGGATTAAATTAAAAAGTTTAATCGGGAATCCAGAGTTTAAAAGTAAGGTAGAAAATAATAAGAAATAGGTTATCTTTGTTTATCCTTTGGAACGGACTAGACAACGTCCCAAAGGAGCTTGAAGCAAATCTTTGTTTCACCTTTGCCCCGATAGATGTCTAGCTATTGGGGCATTTTTTTTCTACCTATGCAAATATTGAATATTGAAGAATCGCATGAACTCGAAAGATGCGAGGTTGTCATTAAGCAAGGCTTAAATACCTTTATTGAGGTTGGACAGGCTTTAATGACTATTAAAGAAAAACGGTTATACCGAATTAGTTTTAAAACTTTTGAGGATTATTGTACCCATAAATGGGGAATGGTTCAACAAAGCGCAACAAGATTAATAAGAGCTTATGAAACTGTAACTAATTTACAAAGTGAACCAATTGGCTCACTTTTACCTCAATCAGAATCACAAATTAGACCCCTTACAAGTTTGGAGCCTGAAATTCAAAAAGAGGTTTGGAAGGAAGTTGTAAAACAAAGCGAGGAAACAAGGCAGCCAATAACAGCCGCAAAGGTTCAATCGGTTGTGAATAATTGGAAACCCGTAAATCAAGAAATTAAAGAAGTAAAAAATGAACCAATGTTTGCAATTAGCACTCCAGAGGAACTATTAAAGAAAGCTAAAGAAGTCGCAAAAGAAAGAGCCGAAGTAAAAAGGCAAATCATTGACCAAAAAGGAAGTACTGAGGTTATTCCATTAGAAGATTTGGAACTTATTAATAGAATGAAAGAAGGCGAAACGGTTGTTTTAAACATGAATACAAATTTTCACGCTATGAAATGGGCAAAGGATAATGAAAGGTTTCAACAAATAGATAGATGGAGCGATTGGGGAAATCCATTTTTAATTGGAGGTGATGGGAATCGTGATACTGTTTGTGAATCTTTCAAAGTATATTTTAATTTAAAATTAGAATTAAATCAAAAGGTAAAGCAATTAAAAGGTAAGGCGTTAGGTTGTCATTGTTACCCACTTCGTTGTCATGGTGAACATTTAAAACAATTGGCAGATGAAAATTGAATATATTGTTATAGCGAAAACAATTCCTGAAATATCTAAAAAAGATGGGAGGGAATATTCATGCACTGTTGGCTATTCACCAGAACTTGGATTTATAAGAGTTTACCCTGTTCCTTTAATAGGATTCAAAAGATGGTATAAATATATTATTGATGTTGAAAGGAATAGTAGAGATACAAGAAAAGAATCATGGAAATTATCCTCAATGACAAGGACTGACAATTTTATTGGACTTGAAAAAGAAATTATTTGCCTTGGAAAAGTAAATAAAGATTTTATAATTTCAATGTTTCAAAAAATTGTTTCACCTAGTATTTCTAAGTTAAACGAAGAAAGAAAGAGTATTGGAGTAATTAAGACAAATCAATTAAAACCTTATTGGGATGTAAATAAAAACTTTGTGAATACTAGTCAATTTAATATGTTTGAAGATGTGCAATGTATTGAAACGTCCTTATACACTAAAGACCAGTATTTAAAAGAATCCAGAATTTCATTTAACGATTTGGATGGTATTCATAATTTACAACTAAACGATTGGCAATATTATGAATTTCAAAGAAAGTTTGGAGCAAAAAAAGATGCTTTTAGATATATTTCAAAAGATAAGGATAATTACATTTTAATAGGAAATATGTATCAACACAGAAATATTTGGATTGGTTTAGGGGTGCATGAATGTAAAAACGAATTATCACAAACTTTACAATTATTTTAAAATGATAAACATAGATACAAGGCTTTTACCTCAGGTAACACCTGACCAATTATTTCTACTTTGCCATATTGTAAATTTTATGAATGAAAATAAAATGTGTTTTCCTTCAAACAAAAAATTGATTGAGCAATGTAAATTTAGCGATTCAAAGATATTGAGGATTAAAAACGAATTGGTAACAAGAAAAATCATTAGTGTAAAACAAAGGTTTAGACCCGATGGAAGCCAAACTAGCAACCTTTATAAAATTGAAACTGAATTTATAGGAGTCTTTATTACAGGCAAAAGTATGTCAAATTTGGATACCACCCCATTCACCAGTGAAGAGGGGGACACCTTCACCCATGAAGGGGGGACACCTTTAACAATGAAGCCCCATGAAGTATTAGCTAATAGAAGTATTAACCATATTAAAGTATTATCTTCTTCTTCTGAAAATTCAAAAGAATTTTCGCCCATCAAAATAAATGGAATAGAAATTAAGGAAAATAAAAACGGCAAAGTAAATCCTTTTCAACTTATATCTGAATTACAAAAAAAAGAAACAAAAGAAAATTTCGCAAAAGAAAATAAAGAAAAGAAGGCAAATCTAACCTACGAATCCTTTACAATATTTTGCCAAACCTTTGAACAATTATCTGGAGCCAACTATCCTACCGACAAAAATGGAAATTATTTAATGACATCAAAAGATGCTGGAGGCATGGTTTACCTAATGCGAAATGTGGAACAGGTAGATAGGAATGGAAATAGCATTGAAGCCCTAAAAGTTTTTGTAACCGCTGCATGGAATTTAAACGACAAATGGATTAGGGCAAATTTTACACCCAATACTTTGTACGGGCAATTTTCAAAGATATTTACAGGGTATCAGACAAGTAGCCCAGAAATGATTGAAAAGAAAAAGAATGATCGAATTGCCGAACTTCTCGCTGAAAAAATGAAACAATACGAAAACCAATAAATTATGAACAAATCACCAAAAGAAAAAGCAAAAGAATTATTTGACCAGTACCACAATCTTATTCAAGATATTGGCGGTGATTTAGGTCATGAAATACTTGTATCAATTTTAGCAAAGAATTGCGCTTTATTTGCAGTTCTTGAAATTTTAGAAATTAATTCAGTTGACAAAGACTTTGATTTATCTCATTACTGGCTAGAAGTTAAAGAAGAAATTAATAACTTATAAAAAACCAAACCATTATGAACAACGAAATATATTATAAGTCATTGATTGGCAAAAAGGTTTTAGACTTAACGATGAACAGAAAAGGTATTATTAACCACATTGTTTTCAATAATAGCGACTGGAGTATTTGTTGGTTATCTTTTAAGTGGGAGCATGGTGAATATATGAGGCAAATTACCGAATTAGAAATAATTGAGCCAAAACAATTAAGTTTATTTTAAAACACAATAAAAACCAAACCATTATGAACAACTTACCAATGATTGCTAATCGAGTTGAAGAGAAAATACAAGATGTGCAGGTTGTTATACAGAACCGAGAATTAAGGATATTTAAGACAGGTACTAAAGAAGCTATACCAAAAATTACCCACGTTTTAAATCAGTTGTTGCCAGTATATGGGATTGAAGTAAAGCCCGACCAGTTGATGGAGCTTATAGATTTTGTAGCTTCTTACAAATTGATTTCAGTCGATGAGATAAAACTGGCTTTTGAGAAATTTGCAAAACAAGAACTTGATTTAAATGACCACAAATTATATGGCAAAGTGGATCTTCATGCGATAGGGAAAATATTATCCTCATACATTACATGGAGGCAAAAAATATACTACGCCATTGATAGCGATATAATGGCAAAGAAAGAAGAAGAGGACAGGATTAAACGCCTGGGTAAAGTAGCGGAAGATTACGACAAAGATTTTGATAATAAGCTAAAGAACTTTAATAAAACTTTAGATGAAATACCTATCTTTTGGTATGATGAATGCGTGAAAAGGGGATATATCAATGAATGGAGCGAAGGAGAAAAAGAGGCATTGTGGGCCGAAGCGCAGGAAATGGCATTGAATGAAAAACCTACATCTGATAATTTGATAGATAGAAAGAATCATTTACGCAAAATAGAAGATGGTAATATGCCTAGGGCCCGGGCACTGGCGTATAAATTAGCCGTTTGGCGTAAGGTATTATTAAGAGATTAATCGTTAGTTTTTTGTCATATCATTTGGTTTTCTGGTGAGGCATAATTGGTGCCTCACTTTTTTTATTTTTTTTATACAAAATACATACAAGTAATATTATTTATTTGTATCTTTGATTTAATAAAAACCAAAATCATGACACCAGAAGAAAGACAAAAAGCTATTTTAGAGGCATTTTACCAAATATCCATTTATGCAATGGTGACAAATACCATTAGTAAAGAAGGCGCACATAGATTGGAATATATGCTAAATATTATAAACCAAATACCAGTAGTCAATGATGTTGATGATAGTAATTTTAATCACAGATATTATAAAGACATTTTGGAACAAGCTATTAAAGACAATAACAAGTTTATCGAAGAACTTAAACTTAAATCAATATTATGAACGATACTAATCTAATGGTGCTAAACTATCTTTTAGACGTTTATCACATAAAAGACACTTCGGTTGAAGGTGTAGAAAAGGCAATCGACGATATTTTTAACTTTGAAAATATTTTGCCTCAATATAAATCGCTTTTTAACAGCCTAATGGTTGAATCAATAGATTTTGATTACGTAAGCGAAAGATTGACTTTTAAAAAAATGATGGAACAATTAGATGCAGAATAATATGGAAGTAGCGAAAATTGGGATAACGCCCGCACAAATTGAAACATTAGCACAGGCAGGCGTTATTCCTGCTGGAACACCAGCCGCACAGGTTGAGGTATTTGCTGAAAGTTGCCGACAACATGGTTTATCGCCTTTTAAAAAAGAGATTTACCTAGTCGCATATAACAGCCGCGACGGTATGAAATACCATACTATTGTCGGAATAGATGGACTACAGCAAAAGGCGGCGCGTACTGGAAGGTTTGCAGGAATAGACGAAGAGCAATATAACAGAATGTCCGACGGCACTTACCAAACATCTAGCCAACTAAAAGCTGCAAAAGAAATGCCTATTTCCTGCACGGTAACAGTGTGGGCTATTGTTGGAGGGATTCGCTGCCCATTTACCGCCACGGTTTTGTTTTCGGAATATTATCCAGCCGTTTCATCGGGAAAAGATAGCTATTCTAAAGCTGCAACAATGCCATTTAACATGATCGCCAAATGTGCCAGGGCGAAGGCTTTAAAGATTGCTTTTAGTGATGAACTTTCAGGACTACATATTGAAGAAGAAAAAGCCGCTTTTGAAGATGCTACTATACAGGCTGCGGAAGTTAAACCAGCAGTAGGATTAGATATTGATGAATTGAAAAATAAGATAATCAATTGTGCTACTTTAGAAGAATTAACTATTTTATACAAATCAAATTTAGCATATAAAGAACACGCTGCTTTATTTACCGAAATGGCTAATGCTATTCAAAACAAAACAAATGAATGAAATAACCCATCTTAGTTTTTCGAGATTAAAGGCTTTATCTCATTCGCCTTTATGCCTTAAAAGATATATTGAGCAGACAAGAACATCCACTAAAGCAATGGATGAAGGTACTTTATTAGATTGCCTTTTGTTTGAAAAAGACACATTTAAGGATAGATTTTTTATTATGCCTGAAGGTGTAAAGAAGCCAACGAGCTCACAAATAAACGCTAAAAAGCCAGCTCCCGAAACTTTAGAGCAAATTAAAAAATGGGAATCTATTCAGGCTCAAATAGGTAATAAAATCGTTATTACGCAAGACCAATACGACGATAGCGAGTTAATAGCTGAATGTGTACGAAATAATAGTACGGTTGTGTTTCAGGGTTTACTTCATGCGGATAACTTTAAATTTCAAGTAACCACCGATTTTTTTTATAAAGGATTTAAACACAAAGGAATTAAAGATGCTGAAGGATTAGACAGAAATGGTAAGCACGTTATTTGGGATTTAAAACGAATGGGTGCGCGTTCTGGTGAACAACTTGTAAGAAGCCAAATTAGGCATAATCAATACGATTTACAGGCTGCCATTTACTGCCATAAATACGATATTGAAAATATACCAGTTGATTACTTTATTATTGCGGTTGATAATGAAGGATATGTTACTCCTTTTAAGATTTCCCGTGACGCTAGGGAAAAAGCTCGATGGCAATGGCATAGATTAATCGCAGCGGCACATCGGGTAAATATGGAGGGCATGGATATGGGCCCCGAGTTTTGGGGAGATAGTGAAGGATTTTTTGATTTTTAAAATAAATTATTATGGAAATACCAGAAGAGAATTTAACATCTTTAGATTTTTTATTAAAAAATTTATCAAATATGATTTTTATACCCATGAATAAATTAAAAGAAACTAATAATATTATAAAAAAAGCAAAAGAAAAACATGAAAATGAATTAAATTCAGCTTTTTCAATGGGAAAGAAATACGGATGTGAATTAAAAAGAAATAAACCAAATTCATTTTAAAACAAAAGGATAAAATAAATTAAGATGAACGACAAATCATTAGAAAGAGTATTGGATGATATATTAAATGATATGAATGAAGTTTTCATATTGTTAAGAAAAAAAATAGAAGAACTTGAACAAGATTTGATTGAAGTAGAAAAACTCTATGAACAAGTTAAATCAGATAGAGATGAAGCTTTTGAAAAAGGCTACGAAAAGGGAGTAAAATACACCGATGGAATGATAAGCGACGAAAGATTCCCATTTTAAAAAACTATCATGAAAGAGTATAATAGCAAGATGTTAGAAATTAAGGCTTTTTGTGAAGAGGTTAACGCCTGGATAAGTACAGCCCCGTCGGCTGAAATGCTAGACGAATGTGACGAGTACCTTCGTCAATTATCGGGTTATTACTCTCGCTATACGGTTATATCTGGCATGAACGAAAGTATTTATTCTTATCTTATGATGAGTTGTATTAGAGATATGCCAGAGGAGGAGTATAAAAGAGTTAAGCACTCCTCCACATTAACCGATTTTTATGTTAAAGGGAAATACCCAAAAGCTACGGCAATATTTGAGCAATGTAGAGCCGTTCAAAAGTTATTATTAGTAACTTCGGATAATTATAGAACTTTGCTTAGTAGCTTTAGGCAGGAAAGAATATTGGTCGGTCACATGACTACATAAGATATTTGCAGACCTCGGGTTTAGGTAAATGTTATTTTCCCCTAATTAAACATTTCTTTCAACCTAAAAGCGTCAGAGGATGAATTGGCAATCTGGAATTAGACAGATAAATAGCAAGGTGGCGGAAGTTAGACGCTATAATTTAGAACGTAAGCGCACGACATTAGTACTCTAAATTAGAAGGTCGCGCTGTGCAGGTATCAAATCCTGCCCTTGCACTTAGCATGGCATAAACGTTAAAGAAAAGTTGCCACAGGTTTATGCCGTATGCAGGCAGCCCTAAACGCTTAGGGTTAAATAGGGCTTAACCCATAAAGTCCTCAAAGCGAAAAATAAACGGGTGACAGCACGGAAAGACGGCAATTTTAAACCATATCGTTGACGTCAACAAAATGATAATTATGAAAACATTATTAATTTGTATATTATTACAACTTGTTTTATTTATACCATTTTATTTAATTTGGAGAAACGACTGTAAAGAAATAGGCAAAGAAAACTTAGCAGTAAGTCTTACTGAAAGATTTGTGGCTTGGATATTTTATTGTCCAATTTGGTTAATTGGATTTTTTCGTTAAACCATATCGTTGACCTCAACAAAATGATAATTATGGCAATAGAAAACATTTATGACAAATATTTTAAAAATTCAGAACTAAGCGTTGATGAACTAATGAAAGCTTCGGGTAGGAATCCTGACTATGACGAAAACAAAGCATTTAGGATAAATGAAAATAAGCTAAGATACGACCTTTGCCCAGCCATTGCGCAAAGGGAATACGCGAAGGTTTGGACTGAAGGATTAAAAAAATATCCTGCCAGAAATTGGGAAAAAGGTTTTTTATTTTCAGAAGTGATCGCCTCCGCCATGCGTCACCTTGAAGCCATGCGACTTGGTGAAATGATTGACGAAGAAAGTGGACTTTTGCATTCCGCACACCTAATGGCAAACGCTGCAATGTTGACGGAGTTTTATTTTACTCACCCAGAACTAAATGATTTAAAGAAATGAGCAAACTAACCGCTGTTGAAATTTTAGAATTAAAATTACTTGGAATTGTTTCTTTTGATTCAGAAGTCCTTAGAAATAAATACAAAGAGCAGTTTAGAATCGCCAAAGAAATGGAAAATGAGCAGATAATGGAAGCTCATGGAGATGAAAGAGATTACCTTTCAGATTTTGGAAATTTTATAACTATATCGGCAGAACAATATTACAACGAAACTTATAAAAAAGAAGAAAAATGATTTTAACAGACAAGACCATTATTGACGAAATAGCAGCTGGCAACATTGTCATTGAGCCATTAATCGAGGCAAACATTGGTACTAATAGCGTAGATTTAACGCTATCCAAAACTTTATTAATGTACACCGACCATGTTCTTGACGTCAGGAAGAAGCCTCAAACGGCAGAAATTATTATTCCCGAAGAAGGTATGATTTTGCAACCGGGTATTTTATATCTTGCCTCAACCGTAGAATATACGGAGACACTTCGGCACGTTCCAATCATTCAAGGCAAATCAAGTTTAGGCAGGTTAGGCTTATTCGTTCATATAACCGCAGGTTTTGGAGATGTGAATTTTAAAGGACATTGGACTTTAGAACTTGCTTGCATCCAGCCAGTCAAAATATATCCAGGCATGAAGATAGCGCAAATCTGTTATCATGACATTTCGGAAATGCCTTACACAGACTATGCAAATAAAGCGGATGCAAAGTATAAAGACCAGGGAAAAAATCCAGTTGCCTCAAAGAACTATTTAAACAAATAGCCATGACAAAAAAGCAAGTAAATGAATTATATATATTTAATTTTATTATATGGTTAATGGTAGTTTTATTGACTGGCTTAGGTCTATTTTTAAATTTAATTTATTATTTAGTAAACCGATAGCCATGACCGAAGAAGAAATAAAGGCTAAAAGAACTGCTTATCGCATAAATCTTAAAAACAATTTGAGCCGTTTTCAAAGAGAAAAAAAACGACTTAAGTTAAAAGAATACAATGCCAAAAGAAATAAAATTACAACTCCCGAAGAAAAAAAAATACAAAGCATAAAAAACAGGCTTTACTATCAACAAAATAGGGAGAAAATATTAGTTAAAAATGCCGAATATCGTAATAAACATAAAGAAAAAAATAGGGCTTATCAAGCCGAATATCGTAAAAAACAAAAAGAAAAAAATCATGTTGACTGAAAAAGAGAAACAAAAATTAGGTAAGGATTTGGCTCTCATTATTGTAGCCGCTGGAGGTATCTTGACGCTGTCTTATGCCATTTATTTTATTGTTGACACTTTAAAAAAATGGTACTAATGTATTGGGAAATAAAATGGAAGTCAGGCAGAATAATCACCAACGCCCCGACGGTTGAAGAGGCGATAGAAAATTTTAAGAAGCTAAAAATTGAGGTTCCAGATAAAGAAATTTCCATTAGTAAGTTTGCTAAGTAATTAGTTGTTAAAAGTGTTGTTTTTAATCCCATATCTTTCGGTATGGGATTTTTTTTAAATAAATACATAAATATTTTTTTATATAATTATTTATACATATTTTTACAAAAGAAACAAAAAAACATTTTTATTACTACTAAATTTTAACAAATGGAAAAAATGATTTACACCGTGATGTACTTCGGTAACGCTACAATCTATCAGGATTTATGCGAAGAGGTAGCTGCCTACTCTAAGAGACACGCTGTTGAACAAGTTTATTCAAAAATGCAAAACGAAAATTACTTCCCTGAAGAAGATTTTTTATGGGGAGGTCTTGTAAAGGATTGCGATGGCAATGTTATTGCGGATGCACACGACGAAACTATCGAACACGATGGAGGATATTTTTACGCTGAACCTTTAATCGGTTAATTATGAAAAATCCAATTATTGAGACTTATGTCCCACAAAATAAACGTTTACCCTACCAGATTGCTGGAGCCGTTGGAGTTGCTTTTGTTGTTGGGTTGATTTATTCACCAATCAATACCCAATACAATTACACTTCCTTTGTTCCCATCATTCAAAAAGATACGGTTTACGTTCACAAAATAACATCGCTCACTATCCAGGGCAAAGATGAAAAGAAGGAAATAGATGAAAGCGCCTACGGATCTCGTTCATACGGATGGGAAGTGCGCAAGTTATCAGGGGAACAACTTCGTAAAACATTGGAAGGTCGCGGTTTTAGGAATTTAAAAGGAGTTGACAGGTCTAAATTACGTCGCATATACCTTGCTTATTGCTACGAAAGTATGCTGATGAACGTTCACGTTTTAACCGATTTTCCTGTATCAATGATTTATTCTTTTTTTATCATTGAGGCAACTTCACAAGGAGTTGAAACTGAATTGTGGCGCAAGCATGCCAACGCTGGAGGAGTTAAAGCTCTTAAAGGCCATGGTTATGTGACGTACAAAACACGGGAAGTCATCAGAGGCAAAAACAAGTTTATCAGGGCTAAATTTATGAGTGCTGAATCAACAGAAAAAGGCATGAAGCTTTGGGCAGGCGTTCTTAATTCAGGAAGATACGCGGCTTGCAAAAAGGCAAATTACAGGATGAAAGGAATAAAGCTATATGAATCTATTTGTAAATGTGTTTACAAATCGGGATACCACACGGATACCGATTACAAATTTAGAGCGTCATTAATGGCTGAATACTGGCAAATCAAAAGGGATAATTTCCCTTTGAAAAAAGAATACAATCAATTTTAAACTTAAAAAACCAAAATCATGAATTTAGAACAAGCAAAAAAAGCATCTGATATTTTGCAAAAAATTAATGAATATAAAGAATCACTGCATTATTTAACATTTAGCGAAACACATAATATCAAATTTGGTAAGCTACATGAAATAAATAGTTTTATTATTCTTGATAAAGAAGTTGTAATTGAAATAGTATTACATTCCATTTTTACTTTAAAAGAAAAAATATTAACATTAACTAAAGAACTTGAAAACTTATAAACCAATGACACCAAAAGAAAAAGCAAAAGAATTGATAGATAGTTTCCAACATCACACAAGACCTTATAATGAAAATTATAATTATATAGATTGTACAGAAGAACATATAAATGATTGGGAATCTTATTATTCTGCTATCAACTGTTCATTAATTGCAGCTGATGAAATAATTGAAATAATTCATAGCGAAGGAACATTAATAAGTTATGGTTATTGGAATGATGTAAAACAAGAATTATTAAACTTAAAAGAAAACAAAGTAATTACTCAAAAAGATGAACCTAAACAATTTTATCCAAATGATTTTGGATTACCAAAATTTGCAACAAAAGACTTTAATGATTTGGCGTCTAATTTTTTTGGAGGTAAAACTAATAAGCAAATAAAACAAGGCTAAAATGGAAAAGAATTTCACCAACACTCAATTTCAATGGACGTTTGAAAGCATATCGGATAACATTCCTACTATTATGCTGATAACTATCCTTTTGACGTATGGCATAAACGCCTATCTAACCGCCATATTTTTACCATTAGATTTTTGGTTAGCTATTATTGCATCCTCTATTCTTCAATTAGGGCGATTTGCCGTCGTTTTCATGGACTTTCTTAATCCCACTAAAGGTAGAAGTACTTACCCACCTAAAATAGCATTAGGAGCGACTATTGTGGCTTTAATAGAAATATTCTTTGGATTGCAGGAACATTATGAAGGTGGCGAGTATATAACTATGTTTTTATTTGTTGGAACTATTATAGTTTTTGGCTATCTTTTGGAAATAAACTTTGTGGATAAAGGAGTAGAAGCCTACGGTATTAATGAGCCAAAAATTATAAAGCGTAGGAGGCGTAAAATCATTGTTAAGAATGCCAATGAAGAAGTACCTAAGAATATTAGAAGAAATATTACCTCATATCAATTATCACTATTTTAATTATGGAAAAAGAATTTGTAAGCTATGGAATGGCTTTAGAGCTTAAAGAACTTGGATTCGATGAACCTTGTTTTACATATTATTATAATATTTCTGGTAAATTAAGAACAAATATATCAGTTGATATAAATAATGGTTGGGCATACGAAGGAACTAAAAAATCAGGAATTATTTTAGCTCCAACTTTATCCCAAGCATTTAGATTTTTTAGGGAAAAATATAGTTTGGAAGGCGCAATTTATAGGTTAAATTTTAAATGGGCTTCTCAGGTTTTTAACATCGAAACAAGTACCTATTGCTTTAAACATGAATTGTTTGAAAAATACGAAGAAGCTGAAATACATAGTTTGCAAAAAATGATTAAAATAATTAAAAACGAATGAGAACATACATAGGAGTTGACCCAGCTATAAGAATAAACGGAATGGCAGCTTGTTTTATAAAGTCAGACAAAGAAGTTGAATTTAAAAAATACAAAAGGTTTGTAGATTTTTTGGAAGACTCTTTTTACTGGCATATGGATTATCCAAACTCTGTTGTTTTAGTTGAAGATAGTAGCCTCCAGAATGTAACTTTCAACTCTTCCATTAACCGCGCGATTCTTTCCCGTATGTCCCGAAATGTAGGCATGAACCAAGCAGCTTCGCGAATAGCCTATGAATGGATTAAGGAAAATGGTTGTGAAGCCTATAATATTTCCCCGGAACAAAAGGGTAAAAAATGGGGAAAGGAAATATTTATGAAAGTATTTCAGAATGAAGGCTACAAATTTGAACCAAATTTTAAACCAGCCAAAATAAGTCAGGACGAAATTGATTGTTTTACTCTTGCTTTACAGGCTAAAAATTACCAAAAACATGAAAAGAAATAGTGAAATGATTGACGGCATTAGTGTCACAACATGGAAAGAGATTGAAAAGATTTCTAGGCAATATCCAAAACCTATTAAATATGCCGAGGGTACAGTGGCAAAATTAACTATCCTTAAATTTTATCTTGACCCTTTAATGAAAGATGAAAGGGCACCAATGCAAATGATGGAGCCTGGAAGAATGATTACAATAGCCTATAGGATTTATAAAGAATCAAATGGAGATAATGTTAGAGAATTAGCATTAACTTTATTAAAGAAATATATAAGTTAGGTTGATTACATTTTGTTAATTAGTGGTAATAAGAGGGGTAACATTTGTGTTATCCCTTTCCATTTTATAAAATTATACCTATTTTTTCTGCATAATCAGATACAGCCCTAGCATGACATAAAGCTAATTTCTTTTGAAAGTCTAAATCAAACATTAATTTAGCATCATGAAAATTAGTAAAAAAACCGTTTTCCGATAAAACTGAAGGCATATCTGTCTGGGTTAAAACATAAAATCTATCTTCCTTATCATGATCGCCATCGGTTAAATCTGCCCTAAAAATCCAATTTGGAAAACTTTGTTTTACCTCCTTAAATAAAAGTTCTGCATAAATATCAGATTTGGTTTGCCCTGGTGAAGTAAACACTTCCCAACCTCTAGCGCTTTTGTTTTCCGCTGCATTCCCGTGAATGCTTAAATACAATGATGCTTTAAAATTTTTAGCTGCAAAGTTTGCTTTCGTTACTCTTTTACTTAGTGATATGTCTAATATTTCATCATAAACCTTCATTGTGATATAGCCCCAATCTTTTAAATATTGTTCAATATATTGCACAACCGCCCGATTAAACAAGCCTTCAAAAAACCATCCATAGGAATGAAAAGTGCCATTATTGTGTTGCGCACATTTTGAAGGATAGGTAGTATATCCATTAGGTAATTTTACCTTAGGATTAATACCACCATGACCAGCATCTAAAAAAATACAAAATTCGTTTTTATTCATAATTTACAATTTTAAAGGGAGGCATAAATCAATATACCTCCCTGAAGCCGCATAAGGTAGCGAATCGTCTGCGCCTATAATTTAAAACCGATAAGTGCAAAAGCCGCACCAACGATTGATAACTTAGCTGGAAGTTTTACTTCAATCTCTTTTCCTGCACATTCGCGGCTTGTTTCTTTTATCTTATCCCAAATGATTTGTGCAAGTTGGATATATTCGCGCCATGTAAATTTTACTTTGTTTCCTTCAAGATGAACATTTATCTCCGAAGCAAGCTCCGCAAAGTTCATTGAGTAACAAGCGATGTCACCCATTGGTGATTTTATTCCCTCCGCGTTTTTAAGCGCATCTTTTAAATTAGTCTGCATAATTTTATTTTTTAAAGAATTTAAGAATTGTCATTGCCAAATTAACGCCAGTAATTGATTTTATGTTTTCTGAAATGCTGTATAGCTCGGTGAATGCTATCAAGAAACTAACTGAATAAACTATCTGAGAAGGCAGTCCAAAAGTTATACTTGCACCGTGAAAAATCATGATACCACAAAAATAGGTTAATATCTTTTGCGAAGTGCGATACAGCCCTTTGCTTGTTATAGGCTCTTTGCGTTTCTTAGCCGCAAGGATTCCCGTGACCGTGTCCGCAAAAACAACGAATATTGTAAAAATTAAAAAATGTTTAATGGGAAATATAAATGAAAAAATGATACCGCAACAAATTGAATAGGCAATGCCGTCGTAGCCAATTTTAAAAATGTTATAGATTATTGCTTTCATTATTCAAGTTTTATTAGCCTAACATCACCGTCAACGGTTGCAAATTTACCTTCAGCATATTTATACAAATCGTATTTAACACCATTAAAAGCAAAGGAAACTTGATTGGTAAATGTGGATAAAAGTAGATTAGTTGAAATAGAATAAACTTTGCCATTATCAGGATTAAAAATTAAACGCTTATTTACATTTAATTCAATAACTCCATCAATGATTTCACCGTTAAAATTTAGCCTCCAGTCTCCGATAAACTTTGCCGTGTCGCGTTGAGCCGTTGTAAAATAGACAGGCTTACCACTTATTTGAACGTGCAAATCATTGTAGTAATTAATACGCTTTACAGACTTAGCTTTTAAAATCAATGGCTTTGCATGGATGGCAATCGTGTTGCTTTGCCTTTCCGCATCGGTAACAAGCGCACCAATGGCGGTTAATGAATCGCCAAGTATTTGTTTGTTCCCTGTCACCGTGCTATCGCTGAATGTGGTCATAGTAACAATGTAATAAATGTCGCCTTGCTTTTGAATGTACACCGTATCAGTGACAACGTCTTGCGCAAAAGAAAGGAAAGGGAATAGTAAAAAGAAAAGTATTTTTTTCATGTTTATTTATTTTCGAGGATTAATAATCTTTGTTTTAAAGCTTCTATTTGGGCTTGTTGCTCTTGTATGGCTTTGGTAAGGATGGGAATGAGTTTTGTATAATCCATGAATATACCATGTATATCTGAACCAACTACATTTGGTATAATACTCATGACATCTTCAGCGATAAATCCATTTTCATTTTCATTACCAAATTTATCTTCATCTATCCAATTAAAATTAATTGGATTTATTTGTAATATTTCATTTAATCCATAATTAATAGCTGTAACATCTTTTTTTAATTGAATACTTGATGTTCTTGTTAAATCTCCAGAATTGTCAACAGTTATTGTGGATGAACCTCCACCTGCAAAAGTTGCATATCTTATCGTACCTGTCGTGTGTAATTGCACTACTGGGTTTTCTGTGCCAATGCCGACATTTCCTGTGCTTAAAATTGTCATTGCTACATTGGATGGCACTGAAATTCCGCTAACACCGAGGTTACTGTTGACAGCAAATCTCAATCCACCAGCTCCAGCGGCTGCAAAATAGGTATTTGGGTCGCTAACCCCAATCACAAAAGAATTATTACTAGCAGACCTTCCCTGAATTATTCGGTCAAAAGTAGTTACGCTTGCATTATTATTAAGATGTAATTTGGCACTCGGACTTGCCGTGCCAATACCTACATTTCCGTTGCTTAAAATACGCATTTGTTCAACTCCATCCGTTGAGAATCCAAGTGTATTTGTTACTGGTAAAAACATTCCAGTGCCCGTTAATGTTGATGCCGTTGGATTAAATCTTGTTGCCGTGACTGCGCTTGTAAACGTCTTTGCGCCTGCAATACTACTTTGTGTTGTTGTTAAATCAACAAAGTTTTGCGTTGCGCTTCCCGTTCCACCGTTTAATACAGGTAATACTCCTGAAAATCTACCTGACCTCCAATAAGGCAATAACATTGTTGCCGTATCAAGTGTTGAGCCTCCTGCTTGTGACCATCCATTACTTGCCGTTTTATAATGCCATAATAAATTAGTAACTGTATCAAGTAAAATAAAAACACTTGTATCTTGTTTGTTTGCTCGTGTAATTTTGTTTGTAGCTGTAAGTGTGTCAATAGATGCTACACCCCGATATACAAGCCCATCGGCAGTGGTCTGTTCTCCGAGCGTTATCTTTTGATTGCCATTGCTCGGATACTGTGCCCATGCAAGGCAAGGCAAAAGGAAGATGAAAAGGGAAATGAGTTGTTTCATGTTTTTGTTTTTTAATTATTAATTGGTACTTCTTTGCATGATTATCCAATTTGCCCCATCACTTACAAGGGTAACGGCTTTATTATTTGTTGGATTAAAAATTGCTGTACCTGCACTACCAGTAGGAGGAGAAGTAAATGGTATAACATTAGAATTTAAAGATTGAACTTGACCTGTGCCAGTTTGTCTAATATGTAATTCTTTGCCCGGATAAGTAGCTGCATTAGGAAGGGTTAAAGTTGTAAGTACATTTGTATTTATATCTAACCATGTAGTATTTACACTAACTGTAAAAGACGAACTTGTAGAAGATGTGTATTGTCTTTCTAACCATGGTGTGTTTACTCTACCTCCAAATGTTCCAGTTGAAGAAACATTTAATGTGCCCGTAAATGTTTTATTTCCTGCAAAACTTTGAGTAGTTGTATTTACTACACCCGATGCTCCAGTGCCTGCATCCGTTATCGTAATATTAGGCGTAGCACCTCCCGAAGATGAAAGAGGAGTAGAAGCTGTAACACTTGTAACGCCTCCCGCGCCTACACCAATAGCCGTTCTAAAACTTGCAGCATCCAAAGCACTTACCGTGTTGTCCGCGTTAAACCTCGGAAAAGTTATAGCCGAAGGATTGGTAAGCATAAACATACTTTGTCCTATTGTTGTACCACCTAAATCAATTCTTATTCCCTCAGCAGTCCTTTGACTAACAGTGTTATTTGCATTATATCTTATAAAGGAAACTTGGTCGATGTCTGGTAAGGTGAAAACATTAGCACCTCTTACGGTTGCTCCTAATCCAGTTCTTGCGGTAGATGCGCTTGTTCCACCTGTGCCACCATTTGTTAAGGCTAATGTTCCGGCTAAAGTAACTACTCCAGTTGATGCCGTATTTGGCGTAAATCCTGTTGTTCCTGCACTAAATGAAGTAACAGATGTACCTATTGTTTGTGTAGATAATAATCCTGTTTCACTTGCAACCACCATTCTTGTACCTGTGCCTATAAGACTTGATAATGTTGTTGCTCCTGTAGCTAATAAAGTACCATTAAATTCATTAATATTATAATCGCTAATTAATTTGGCATTTGGTATGGTGCTACCATCCCATCTTAATAATGATTGACTAATATATGAACTACTTGTAAAAATTGGAAAATATAAATTTGAACCATTTCCTGAAATATTTCCGCTGCCTTTATTATTAAAAGTGTTCCAATCTGTTGATGTTAAATATCCATTTCTTCCACTTGTTGCACTTAATAATTCAATTACTGGAGTGGTAGTTGTATTTGAAATAGATAAAGGATTTCCACTTGTTGCGGAAACCGTTACACTTGTTACAGTACCATTACCACTTCCTACTCCTGCTCCTATGGCTGTACGAAAGTCAGTAGCAGATAAAGCCGAAACAGTATTATCAGCGTTAAATCGAGGAAAAGTTATTGCAGAAGGATTAGTCAAAGTAAACATTGATTGTCCTATAGTTGTACCTCCTAAACTTGTCCTTCCTGTGGATGCTACAAGCCCTGTACTACCTCCATCCCATTTTAGCCTATCCGTAAATGCGGTATTCCAATTACTTGAATTATTTGTGATTGAGGTTGTCCATGTTGTGCCTGTTGATAGGGCAATACCTGCCTCTGGGTAAATTGGATTTGATTGTGCGGACGAAACAGAACCAATACCACTTACTGTGACTAAAGTGTAATTTTCGCCTACCTTATAAGATGTGGCTGCTATCTTAACTTTATTTGTATCAATTACGGTAAATTGGTCATTAAGTAATAACTGCCCATTTCGGAAAAGTAAAATAAACTGCCTTAGTTGAATAGGAAATTTAGGAAGGATAGTAAAGGTTAAAGTGTCACTTGTTGCAGGTGTATATTCCTGTTTAATTATTTTTATTGTATCACCACCTATTTCTACTGCCACAATGCTATCTCTCACAAAATCGTAAACAGTAGAGCTATCTACTCGTAGTGTGCCTGTAGTTGTTATTGGGCCGCCTAATATACCATAACCACTACCTACGCTTGTAACAGTGCCACTTCCTCCACCTCCACCACTATATTGAGGTATGTTTAAAGTATCACCTATTAATGTAGAAGCTCCACTGGTGCCCGTTGTAGTTAATGTGATATTTTTTTGCTTAGTGGCAAATCTTGTAGTAAGGTTCAATAAAGTAGTATCAGTCAACTCCATTAAGATTGATAAATCAGCCGACACCGTACCCGTAGTTGTGATTGGATTTGGATTAACTATTATTCCTGTACCTCCAGAAATTGAGGTAAGTGATCCGCTGCCACTTCCACCACCACCGCCACCACGAGGAAAAATTACTGTATAATTTTCACCTACTTTATAAGCCGTTGCACCGATAACAACCGAAGCATTGGTTGGTATCGTGTACTGGGTTGGTAATAAAATTTGTCCATTCCTGTAAACTTGCACCACATTTACGCCACCGACTACTAATGTGTCGCTTTGCGTCCAAGTCAAAGTTGAGGAAGAAACATTTGTAAAATCCTGCCTTGCGTAAAATCTTCCACTTGTATCTGCGTAGGCTTTGGTTGCATAGTTGGCTAACATGGAAGCCGTATCGCTAACTAAAAGCGTGGCAGTTGTATCTATCCATAATCCACCTGAATAATATAAAGAAGCATTTGTAACAGGCGAAGAAATAGCCAAATCATGAAGCTCACTTAATTTATAACCCGATGCTACACGAATGGCAATAGTACCATTATTTACATGAGAATTAATGCAAAATCCTATTGGCATATCAAGATTTGGCGCAATGGGTTCAATATCTGTCCAAACGCCAGCAGTAGTTGGCGAAGGATAAAGGATAGTTCCAGCCGCAAAGGTATCAGTGTTGACTTGTCTTATTTTGCCAAATGAAATAACGTAGCCATCTTCACCGTCCGTTAAATCATGTGCCGTTATTCCTAATAAATATTTTGCATCTATTGAACCGTTAGCTATAAACTTTGCAACTGTTATTCTGCCACTTGCTCCCACCGTGCCATTAGCATATACAAGACTTCCTTTTGTAATGGTTAAGCCTGTTTGATTTTTAACGAGCCAAAAGTTTTTAAAACCTATTTCATTTGGTACATTGTCATTTAATCCAAGCACCACTGTAGCTAAATCGGAATCCCATCTCATTTTTGCAGTATCGACATTATTCGTTGGAACATTGACATTAAAAAATAATGAGTCAATAGGTTGTGCAAAAGCACCTCCGCCTACTTGATTCCAAATGTTGGAAGTAAAATCAAAGGAGTATATTTTTAAGTTAACGGTGTCAAGAATAACCCATGCGTTTTGGTTTGATACGGGTTGAATGCTTGCTGTGTCGGAAATTGAACCGCGCCATACGAGACCGTCCGCGGTCGTCTGGAATCCTAATCTTTGTTTGTTGCCTGTAGATGGGAATTGAGCAAAAGCAATACTACACGAAATCAAAAGTAATAAAGATAGCGTTTCTCTTTTCTTTGGAAATTTTACTTTGTCAACTACTTTGCCTATAAACTTTCTTGCTATTCCCATAACTAATTCCTCCGCTAAAACTTTACCAATATTTCCAATGGCTTTTAAAAACTTTCTTTCTTTTTTTGGTGCCTTAATTTCTTCCATTATACAATTATAAAAAATATGACATAATTAGAACCATCGTAATGAGTAGATGAATCTATTGTTATAACTGACCCAGCAACGGAGAATTGACTACTAATTAATTCCTGACCATTTTGGAAAATTAAAAGTTGCTCTAAATTTGAAGGTAATACGCCTGCATTTTTTGTAACGGTTAAAATGGCTGTATAGCTATTTAAAAAGGATTCTTTAAACACTTTTGTAACACTACTATTTTGTGTATTTGGCGTGCTATTTGTTGGCGTTGTCGATCCTGTTCCAGCTACACCTCCAGCAGAATGATTTGGCGTTCTTCCTGAATCAAAATCTAATCCTCTAAATAATACTGTCTTTTCCGTGTATGGCATTATGACTGGTCTATAATTTCAATAAATGTACCTTGCACTATATCGCTTTTCAATTCCATAGTAGCCGTTTCCATGATGAATTTAACATCATTATTTTCAATGGCTACATGAGGATACCATGGGTTATTATTATCCAATATTTGAAATGACATACTTAACATCTTTCTTACTGGAAATAGCTGACCTTTAATAATTTCATTAACCAATAATTGATTAATGTTTTTCCCACTTCCAATATTTTTAACACGCCATCCAGTCCCGTCAGTTATTTGCCATGTGTTACTATCGTTTTTTACTCTTATTGCACCTGGACTGCCTAATGATGGGCCGTCACCAATGAACACTCGTTTTTTAACACTTATGCTACTTGTGTCGTTATTAAATGAGCCATAAACTACCACGTCATTTTGCCCGTCTAAATTCCCAGCCGCTAAATGTTCCATAAACAAATTTCCCAACTCGTAAAATTTTAAATAGCTTGTAAGTAAATCCGTTCCCGTTGCCGTTTGAATCCTACTCAATAAAAATCTTACGCCAACGTCCCCACTTTCTGGCATGGTTGGTGTTGTCCAATTTACAATAATGTTATCAACTGTTCCACCTGCTGCAGGTAAGGTAGTCGCTCCACCAGGAATAACAAATTTATAATAACTAAATGTTTGCTCCCAACTTTGAGCAGAAAAAGTGTGCTGAAATCCATTATAAGTTATATCCCTTTTTAGCCAATATTTTACATGATTAATTTTAACGTAATTAATTTTACCGTTAAATGTGCCACTAGGGTCAAAAGTTAATTGTTGCGTTGAAATACAAACTATTCTTTCATAATATTCTCCTGTGGTTGTAATACTAAAAGTATCGCCACCCATTTTTAAAACAAGCGTTCCATTTGTAACCTCAATACCAAAAGATACATAATAAGTAGCTCCATTAGTAGGAGTAAAATTTGTATAAACTAAATCACCTGTAGCGTTAGTTGCTTTTGCATGACCTAAAGCAGCTCCGCCACCATCGGAAAAAGTCCATCCGCTGCCTAATGTCCATGTGGTAATTTCAGGTGAACGATTAGCAGTTAAAAAATCTATTAATGGCACCACGATAGGTCTTAGTTCAATAACAAAAGAACCTTCAACTATATGTTCTGCAATAGTACTAGAACCTACCTGACTATCCCTATATTTCATTACCGAAGTAAATGTTATAGTAGCTTCATCATTATTATAATCTAAATCCTTTGAGTTAAAAAATTCTGTGTTTAGGTTATTAAATATTTTACCTGACAATAAATTTACCGATGCAATGTGTTCATATTCAATATCTAAATCCTTTATATGTCCATAATACCCCCATTTACCACCGCTAAAACGAAGCATTTTATTTGTTTCGGAATAGTTATCATTTTCAATAGTTGATTGAAAACTACTTTGTTGTAATAAAGTAGAAGTTAGGTAATAAATATTGATTGTAACGGCTGAATCTAAATAGGTATTTGGCTGAACCATATAGAATTTCCTATCTGAAAAAAAGAATCTTAAGCCTAATGGTACCATCATTCTTTTTAAAACATCATAGCACTTCATGTAAGTATAATTACCCTTGCTATCTATCGTGTAAAAAACTTTATGATTTACCCTCATTCTAAGGAGTGGGTCAATAGAAGTCGAATAAGTCCAACTATCTTCATGCCACTGAAAAGCACTAGCCAACACCCCTATAGATGTGCCATATATTGATTGAACGTATGTAAGTTTTTGCAGACAATTATTTACATGATTAATTATGGTATCGTCACCCTGATAAATATCACTACCATCGGGTTTATAATCAATGCCTTTTAGCCACCCTATGCCATCAATAGCATTTATCGTGTAATTATATCCCATTCCTAATGGAACGTCGTCAAATTCAATTAAATCAGCAAGAATGTAGCCATACCAATAAAAGTTAGCTGCGTTAGATGTGTCGTAGGCAGTTAATTGAATAGTAAATCTACCCTCTGGTGCCGTTAAAAAATCCGTTAATAATTGTTGTTTTTGTTCTGTGTCAATGATTATAGTGAACTTAAAATTACTCCCAATAATAGGAGCGTATCTTTCTAAACCGTTTTCAACATCCGCTTGCCATTCTATTTGCGCTCCTGTAACATCCACGTCATAAGTCATTCCCGAAAAGGTACTGTCATCTATTACTAAATAATATTTACGCCCTTTCTCTGAATAAAATGTAGATGTGTATCTTGCAGCCATTATCTTATTCTTGAGTTTATGTTTCTAGCCTTTTCCATGATTACCAATAAATCACTTCCTGCTACTCTGGTGGTTAATATATAAGGTGATCCGCCACCGTCTAACATTCCCTTTAGTTTAGATAAAGGTGCAATTACTTCCGGGTCAACTCGCGCGTTTCTATTATCTCCTACGGTTGCCATTGTAGGCCCGTATGCTAATCCACCTTGAGCAAGTTTTGGAGGAGCTACTTTATTAAGCATGGTATTAAATAATACAGCCGCACCTGCACCAGCCGAACCCGCTACGGCTAAAGCACCAGGCCCTAAAGTTTTACCCAACGGGCCGCCTAATATACCTTTTATAATACCCGCTACACCTTCTTTTATATATGCGCTAATAATCATTCTAGCGGCTTGCATAGCTGCGCTACCTAACTTTTTCATATCGGTTTCACCTTGCACCGCTAAATTAGCAAAAGCATCAGTAGCTGCAATTAATGCGCTTGTCATTGTGTTTCCAAAACTCATCATTTGAGCTTCAGTGTTTACGAATGAATTTTTTACTTCTTCGTTTGTTTCTTTTAATCTTTGATTACTTGCAGATGCTGTATCTAATTTTATAGCCAATAAATCTAAGGTGGGTAACATATTTGTTATGCCTGTAGATTGAGCCGTTATTGCAGTTACAGGACTTGCACCACCTCCTATGCCTCCGCCTGTCGTTGTGGTTGTTGGCTCTATTATATCTTCAGAAACAACGGCGCCTCCTTTGCCTCCTGATTTTGAAGTAGCTACAAATAAACTTTTAAATTTACCTTTAAGACTATCAACAGTTTCGCCTATACTTTTAAATTCCGATGCAACTATCCTTTGTTCTTCCTGGTACTTTGTCATACCAGATAAATCAAATAAATCTAAACCTAAAGCCTTTTGTAAACTATCTAATTTGCCTAACACAAAGGTTACTCCTTGCATTACGGAGTTTTTAATATTTATCCAAATGTTTTTAAAGTTATCGCTAAATGCCTTCCAGTTATCGTAAACGTATAAAGCAATGGCACCAACGGCAGCTATGGCAGCCACAACCGCAAGAATAGTAGGATTAGCGAGAATAGATGCAAAAGCCGAAGATATAGCAGTGCTCATTAAAATAATAGTAGTTCTAATTAATCGTATAGTTCCAGCAAGTGCCCCAAATGTCGTAATTAATTTACCTACTATAAATATTGCGGGCCCAATAGCAGCTACAATTAAAGCAGTTTTAACAATAAATTCCTGAGTGGCAGGATTAAGACCTTTAAAACCCTCTACTAAATAGTTTATTTTTTCAGATAAAGCCGTAAATACTGCCTCTAAATTTAAACTATTATTAATTGCTTTTCCAAGTTCTGCAAGACTATTTGTAACGTTATCTTTTAAATTATCAAAAGCATTACCTAATCCTCCATTGGCTCGTTCTAAATTACTTAAAGCACCTACAGACCTTTGTATAAATTCTTCACTACTTATTCCTAGCTCTCTGATTCCTTCGGCAGTAACTACGCCAAATTCCTCCTTCATTACCCTTGCAAACTCTGGAAGTCTTTCTTTAATCTGATTAAGATCTTCCTGAGTAACTTTTCCAACGGCACTTATTTGTGATAAGGCTAAAACTACACCATCAAATTGTTCTGCGCCACCTCCTGCCCTTGCTACAGCATTGCCAAATTGTGTTATGGTTTCGCGAGCAGCGTCGGCACTCATTCCTACACTTTGTAATGATGCCGAAGCCTTAACTACCTCTGGTAAAGCAAGACCAGGATTTTCAGCAACCTTTCGTAATTTTTCTAATTCAATGGCAGCCCCTTCACTACTACCCATAATGGCAATTAAACCGTTTTGCAGTTTCTCCATATCTGCAAAAGATTTTAAAGCTGCAGCACCAACACCAATAATAGGTAGAGTTAATGACTGGGTTAAAGTTGAACCAAGATTAGACATATTTTGTCCAAACCTAGTCATAGATTTTTCTACCTTACCTAACTCTTTATCGAGATTAGTGGTATCAATACCCAGCTTTAAAAGTAGTTTACCTATTGCCATTATGCTTCTTTATCCCATTTGTCAAATATTGATTTGTCAGTATTTGTCAAACTTCTTTTAGTTTCTTTTTTAGTAGGATTTTCCCACGGGAATTCAATTAAATCTTTTGGCTTTAAACTCTTACCTTTTGCCGTATGAACATTTAATAAAAGTGTTGTCTGCCATCTAATTCGTTCCCATTCTGTTTGCTCCTGTTGTTCAAAGAAATTGTTATAACCTTGCATAGCCATAACAACCTCTCTAAAACTCATATCATTGTATTGCGAAGGAGGGAATCTTAAAAC